CTTGGTTGAATACGAAAACATAGTTGCTGATGTGCAGTATTATCAATCCCAAAACCAATAGGTGTCGACTTGGCTGTAGTTAATGAATTAGTCACTAAATTCAGCTTTATTGGCAGTCTAAAGCCGCAGGAAAGCTTTAACGCTAATCTGCGGTCATCTATTAAATTTCTTGGCGGCATGGCTCTTGCAGTTAAGGGGGCTACCGTTGCGATTGCGGGACTTGTCACCATGCAATCAAAATCCCTTGAGCCGCTCATAAAGCTTCGCAATGAAACCGGAATCTCAACCCAGCGCCTGCAGCAGCTCGAACGTATGGCGGTTATGACCGGTTCCAGCTTTGAGGAAATGGCGGGCACCCTCACCGGGTTAAACCAAAAAATTGTAGATGCGTCATTCAATGGAAGCGAAACATTCGCACGGCTTGGGATCAATGTGCGCGGCGTTTCTGGCGAGCTGAAAAAAGCGGATCAAGTATTATTTGAGGTAATGAATCGATTTAATCAAATGGGTCTCAGTCGCCAGCAGCGCCAGTTTTTTGCCGGGCAGCTGGGCATAGATGGCTCAATGATTAAATTCCTGAATATGTCCACCGCTGAATATAAAAAATATAATGAGCAGTCAGCGCGAGCGCTGTATCTGACAGATAAGCAGCTCGATTCTGTTGATAAATACAATAGGTCGCTCGACCTGCTCGGACTGAATTTAAACGGGATTAGAAACCAAATTGCCGTAGCTGTAGCGCCGCAACTGACCGAGCTTGCCAATAGATTTATTGATCTTATTGACAGAAACCGCGACTGGATAATTAACGGAATAGTTAAAACGGTCGATTTTCTTGACCGGCTCACCGATGCCCTGATCAGGGTTGCGCCTTTTGTGCTGGCTATTGGTGGCGCCTTTGTGGCTGCACGCGTGGCCGCACTTGGCTTTTCCGTGGTGATGGGAGCTCTATTCTCGCCAGTGGTATTAATTACCGCTGCAATCGTTGCGGCATTGCTTATCCTGGATGATTTGATCGTCGCATTTAAGGGCGGAAAATCGGTAATTCGGGATTTCTTTCAGGAGTGGTTGGGAATTGATATTACGCCGGTAATGCAGAAAATGGTCGCTAGTGTTCGCTGGGCTATGAGCCAGATATCGCAAATGTTCACGGCCAATAAATCCATAATCGGCGGCATGATCCGCTTTATGTCTGGCGATATGGTTGGCGGGGCGCGTCAAATATTTGGCGGGTTAACTTCTGGCAGCACTGACCCAATGGCATTGAGCTTGCCCAGCAATCCGTTTGATATGCAGATGCCATTTCCGTCAAGCCCATACGCTGGTGCTGGTGCCGGAAGTATAACCCAGAGCAACAACATAAACGTTTACAGCAATGATCCGCTACGTGCTGGGCAGATAACTTCTGACCGCCTGCAAAACCAATTGAGCACCGCTGATAGCCTTCTAAATCGCGGGGGCAAGTAATGGCTAATATTGGGCAACTAGTACAGTCTGCGAGAGCGCGCGAGCCAAAGCTTGAGGAAGTTGGTATTGGCGGCTTTACGTTATTGGCCAGGGTGCGCGAATCCTTCTCGCTAACATCGCGTGCGCCTACCACGTTTTTAGAGGATGGCACTTACGCTCACGATCAAATAATCAATGACCCCATGGTGTTGACTATTGAGGGAGAGGTTTCTGATATTCATATTCGCCGAAATCCTGCCCTTGAGCTGCAGCGCCGCGTCACCGCGCAAATAGGGATAATTACAAAATACCTTCCATTGCGAACCCAGTCACAAATCAGCCGCGTTAATGCGCTTATCAATGATGCGTCTGACGCTGCCAGAAAAATTAACGCCGCTATTGACGATGGGCGTAATGCGTGGGAGTTTTTCGGCAATAAAGATTCACAAGCAAAAGGCCTGCGCGAGCAATTTGTTGATTTTATTGAGTCAGTGCACTACGGAAAGCAACTTATTAATATCGATATGCCTTTTCGCACGCATGAGAATATGAGCATTTCGTGCACTATTGATTACGACAATATTAACGAACCGCTTTCTTTTGTGATTACCGCGCAAAAACTCAGGTTTGCCGAAACCGAGCTGGCAGAATTAACCGATTTTTTCCCGGCCGCATCCATTGGAATTGGCGGGCAAGAGCAGGGCGAAAAAGATAAAGGCACCCAAACCGGCGAAAAGCAGGAAGAATCGCTGTTGTCGTTTTTGCTGGGGGAATAATGATAAAAGTATTGAATATCACCAATGAGCCAATCCAGCGTCACACAATCGCCACCGAGGCGCGCGATGTAATTCTGCGACTGTATTTTATTGCTACTGTTCAATCATGGTTTATCGATGTGGAATACGGCGATATTAGAGCCAATGGGATTCGCTTATCGGTTGGCGTTTCGCACATTCAATCATCAAACATGCCACTGGATTTCCGCGTTACCGACAACCAAAATATAGGCCTCGATCCGCTCACAATTGATGATTTTGAAAATGGCCGGTGCACCCTGTACATGCTTGAGGCTGCCGATATGGAAGCGTTTCGCGGGCAGCCGGTGCCGCTATGACCACGCCTCGCTTTGATCTGGACTATGAGCTTGTTATAGGCTTTGATGATAAAGCGCTTATTGTTCGCCCGCCCATGCGTATTGTTTTCAGCGCCGACAAATCCATAGCTGGAACAATTAATAAAATGCGCCTGCAGGTTTTTAATATGCGCGAAGATCGCCGCCTAAAAATAGTGAAAGATGCCGAGCAGGTTAAATATCTGCCAATCCAATTGAAGGTTGATTATAAGGGAAGGCTTGAGCAAATATTTAGGGGCTCAATTCACGTGGCTAAAAATCTGGCAGAGCTTCCCGAAATAATCACCGATATTGAATGCCTTGATGGCGGTTTCGACTTCCTTAATTCCTTTTCTTCGCGCACCATTAACGGCGGCGAAAGCTACGTCGATAAGCTGCTGGAGGATATGACCAATACCCGGCGCGGCAAGATTGCGCCAACCGATCCGCTTGTTCGACCAAAGGTTGCCATCGGTTCAACAATGGATTTAATTCGTAGCGGTCTTGGAAAGGATGAGTACGCATTTATTGATGATGAGCAGCTAAATATTGTTCGATCGCAAAACCAAATTATTGATATGGTTGTGCCAATCATCAGCGCAAAAACCGGATTGATTAATACCCCGGAGCGCGAGAAGCAGCGCCTAACCTGTGAAACAATGATGAATCCAGAGGTAAAAATAGGTCGCCGCATAAAGATTGAGAGCAAATTCGCACCGCACCTAAATGGCATTTATCGAACGGATACAATTAACTACTCCGGCGACACCGATGGCGAGCGCTGGAGCCAGGTTATAACCGCATACCTTGCACCGGAATACCAGGCAATATGAGCGAGCAGCGCGAACTAATTGACGTAATCAACAAGGCGATAGAACTAAAGCTTTCTGACGTGCACACTATTTGCATTGCTGTTGTTACCGCTGTAAATGAAAAAACCATTAATTGCAGGCCTGTTATCAATCGGGTGGTTAACGGGGCCGATGTTCAGCTCCCTGAATTTGTGGAAGTGCCGCCAATATTTCTACGCGGTGGAACCTCTTATACTGCGCACCCAATAGCTGTTGGTGATTACTGTTTGGTTATGGTTACAGAGCGATGCTTTGACCGCTGGTGGATTGGGCAGGACTTCCAGCGACCGCTTGAAATGCGCGCACACGATTATTCGGACGGGTTCGCGCTTGTTGGTATTGGCAACCTTGCTGGACTAATCACCATACCCGATGTAATAACCCAAATTGGAGACACGTACCAGGAGGGAAATTACGAGCATATCGGCGATATGGAGCATACCGGGAATACAGCGCATGAAGGCGACACGGATCAAGCAGGGGAGTACAATCTAACCGGTGATGCCAACGTGAGCGGTAATACTGATTCCGGCACATACTCAACTGGCGGAACCGCTGGCGTAAGCGGAACATTTATCAGCAAGGACGACAAGACCATAACCGTAACCAATGGCCTGATAACCGGTATTGCATGATGAGAGTATCGAAAATAACTGCAGATGGTGACTGGTCATTCGGAAAAGGCCGGGCCAATTATGTGACCAATACCGATGCGGTTCGTCAAAATGTTGTCACCCGGATACGCTCATTCACTAATGATTGGTATGCAGACATAAATCACGGCATATTTCATTTTGCTGATAAGCGCCTGTCCGCTGGCAAAATCGGGGTCCTGCTGATTGTATAAATCAAGCGCAAAGGCCTGCATGTCAGCGCGAGCCTTTGCCTCTATGCCAATTCTCTGCCCGTCTGGAGATTCGGGGCTGACATTAATATCGGGACCGTAAATATCCCTGTAGCCCTCTATCAGCTCATCGGTTATTTCCTGCAGGGTTTGAATTGATACCCCGTCCGGAGTGAATTCTATGCTCATATTCCGACCGTTTCCTGTAGCGCTACCGACTGCTGAAATAGAGTTGTGAAATTTAGCTCAATGGTTGCAGCCCTGTTTTTATCAACGCCCAATATTCGAAGCACTGTTATTGTACTTACGCCGGGGGTTTCGAGCACTATTTTTTCTATTGAACGAAGGATGGA